CGGCTCTGTTATCAGAAATGAGAGAAAATGACAGTGCTGTTATTGAAGTTTCGCAAGATGCCAGTATTAGTGGTCAGTTTTATGATTACCTAGAGGAGTTCTGTAGTCATCTACAGATAGCAGAAGCTAAAGAAGAGATCTTGTTACGCCGTCCTTGGACCAGCGAAGAGGATAACATGACCTATTTTAGGCTGAGAGATTTTGAAGCGCATCTTAAAAAGAATAAATTTTTTGAGTTTAAGGCTCATAGGATTGCTCAACGATTGAGAGATATTAACGGTGAGAGCACCGTTATGAAGATTAAAGGACGGTCTGTTAGGGTTTGGGGCGTACCGTCTTTTGATAGGGGAGATGTAGATATAGAACCGCCCACATTTAAAGATACTAGTAAGGAGGGACCATTTTGAGTAAACCAATGAAAGCAGAAGGCTTTGATGATGCCATTATAGGAATAACAGATGGCGCATTTGCGCCTACGATGCGGTTAGTCTATGACATAGACAAATGCGTTGATATTTTAATGCGAAGAGACGGTATGACCCGTGAAGAAGCGATGGAGTTTTTTACTTTTAACGTTTCTGGGGCTTACGTTGGGGAGGGAACTCCCCTGTATGTGTGGTCAATGAGTTTTAAGGACATGGAAGATGCAGCTATTGTCTCAACACAAGCCACCCATTAACCATACCTTTAACGAGCGTAACAGGCTAATATATTCTATGTGTAAAGATGAGCGTAGAACAATGAGCTTTGTTGCAAGGAAGTTTGGGCTCACGCGACAGCGTGTACAACAACTTTTAAAACGCATGGACGAGTTTGGTTACGGAAAAAACAGGTTTATTGTCCCAGCCGTGTTCATTAAAGATATGATTTTGCCTCCAAGATTACACAATTTTTTTAAAAGGCATAATGTTTCTGACAAAACTATAAAACAGTTTGTGGCTGAAAACGGAGTATATTGGATGTATTTGAAAGGCGGCTTAGGTATTCGTTCTTATCAATATTTCATAGAGGCCATAAAAAACAATGGTTATGTGGATGAAGCTAAATTATTAGAAAACAACCTATTAACAAGTTTCACACAAACCTACGATAATGTTGATAAAGATAAGGTAGAGCAATACCAATGTTTTTATACAATGAGAATAACGCATGTACCGTCGATGAGATATTTGCCCTGAAACCAATTCCAAAGGACAGGTCCCAGACTTATAGGCTCACCAACAAAAGAGTAAGAAAAGAAATGTCAGAGAAAATTAGGGATTGGAAAAAGTCTAAACGGTCAGAAGATGTTTAGGATTTTTGGCCCACCGGGTACAGGAAAGACAACGACGTTGCTGGATATGGTGGACAAGGCCCTTGAAGAAGGCGTTCATCCACACAAGATAGCTTTTCTTGCGTTTACACGGAAAGCCGCTAACGAAGCACGAGATCGTGCAGCAAAGCGTTTTAATCTAGATCCCAAAGCGGACCTCCCTTTTTTCAGAACGTTACACAGTTTGGCGTTGGCTCAGAGCGATATTCGTGTGGAACAGATAATGCAGCCAGAAGATTATAAAGAGTTAGGAGATAGGATTGGCTATAGTTTTTCTTCAAACCAGCATCGTGACATAGACAATATTGCCGATACGGTCCAAACAAACGATCCTGTTCTTAATCTTATAAACTTAGCGCGGCTACGAAAAGTATCTTTACGCAAGCAGTATAATGTTTCTGAGGTTGATGTGGATTGGACACTTGTAAATTTTATTAATCATTCCTTAAAATCTTTTAAAGAAAAACGAAACAGATATGATTTTACGGACATGTTGGAAGCTTTTTCAAAGACCGCTGACCGATACTGTCCAAACTTTGAGATTACTTTTCTGGACGAAGCACAGGATTTGTCGCCATTGCAATGGGATATAGCGCATGCTTTGGACAAGAAAAGCACAAGAATGTATGTTGCTGGTGACGATGATCAAGCTATATTTAGGTGGGCGGGTGCAGAAGTTGATCACTTTATAAATCTAGATGGGGGCAGTGAAATACTATCTCAGTCTTTCAGAATTCCAAAAAATGTACACGAGATAGC